CCGCCCTCCAAAAACAAACCCCAAAGAACGCGGTGCAGATGTTAATAGAAATTTCGCCGGCGAAATGACAATTTTTTGATTCGTGAAAGGAAATTTATGATTTAGATTTGAACAAACTGAAAACCAACAGCGGGGCGGGGATAGCAAAAATCCCCAAGCTGAGAACGAGGGGATTTTGCTTTTCCTGCCTGTTTTTCAACTTGCAGGAGCTTTTAAAATGCAAATTACCTTGAAGATTGGGAAATTGCTTTTGAGCGTCAAAATTGACGTTAGGTTGATTCTAGCGTTAATTGCGATGTTCGGTCAATAACCCGCCCGATTTTAAATTAAAAGGTCGTCTGAAAATTCAGACGGCCTTTCTTATGTTCCAGAATGGGCTACATTATAACCATAGTAAACAACTACCAGCACTACTATCAACGATACTATAAACATTGGCAAAACGAAATATTTAAAAAAACCTTTCCAGCCTGTACGCTCGTATGACGTTGCCGCCCACACACCTAAAAAAAACGCCAATCCCGCATTCATAAATTTACCTTTCCGCCCGCGTTCGTCAGGGCTTTATCGTTATATCCGTCATACATCAAATTCTGCGGGCTTTGCCCTCCCATTGTCAAGACCTGCGGTGTGTCGGGTGTATAGGCGGTCTGCGTCGGTTTTGCGTTTTCGGCGGTTTTGACTTTATATGGGTTGAACGGCAGCCCGTCTTTGACGTAGTTCAGACAGGTTTTTTTGCCAATGTCTTTGATTTTTGTGCCTTGTTCGGTGTAGCAGGTGCAGCGGTTCTCAACTTTTATACAGGCGACAGGATAGGGCATTGCCCTGACCGCTTTATTCATACCGTCGTACATCGGGGCGGTTTCGGGTCGTTCGGCTATGCGGGGTTGGTAGTCTTCTTCGCTCAAATGCGGTTTTTCTGGCTTTTTTTCTTCGGCCGGATACTGGCCGCCGACTTTGGCGTTATCGCTTTCGGTCTTGGCTTCGGCTGTTTCGGTTTTTGGCATTTCTGCCGTGGTTCGCTGTTCCGTCTGCTTTTTCGGTTCGCTGTAGCTTTTCCAATTCTGATACGCCATAAACATTGCGCCTATTATTACCGCGCCGACAATCGGAGCAATATAGACTACCTTGCTCAGTTTGGTATTTATTTTGGTATGTTCTTCTGCCGACTTATAAACGCCGAATGCTCTCTTGTCGAGCCTGTACACGCTTTTCAAGCCTTCTTTTATACTGCTTCGGCTGGTCGGATCGCCCAAACCTTCCCATTCAATCATACGGCGGACACCGAAATTGGTTTTGCTGATGTGGCAGTGATGACCTATCAGGCTGCGTACGTTTACGTCTATCAGGCGAGGGTGTTGTGTCAGAAGGAATATATCAATACCCCTGTGTCTGTGGGTTTCCAGTTCGGCGACAAAATCGGGCACTTTCGACCCGCTGGGACGCGGCCGGAATACCCTTTGGCATTCGTCAATAACGAGTATTGCGCCCGGCGGTGCCCATTTGTGCCATGTCTGCATAGATTCGCCTTCGGGTATCGGCAGGTTCGGGATAATGTCGCCTTTAACTTCTGGTATGCCGTCAAGATAAAGAGGACGGTCTTTCAAGTCTTTTCTGTTCATCAGGTCGGAAATCATCTTCAGTGTCTTGCCCGAACCTGGAACGCCTGTTATCAGATACAGCATTTTGAATCCTTATACTTTACTGCCCAAACCTGCGGACAGCTTGGTTATTGCCTTTAGTGAGGCTATAAATGCGAATGTGCCGAATATCCAGTTAAGAGATACGCCTACCCCTGCGATATAGGCGATATTCAAGGCAGTGGACGGTATGCCGCCCAACTGTTCGGACACCTTGTTTATCAAATAGCCCTGAAGTTCGTTCAGTCCTACATAGGACACGAAGGACAAACCCAACGCGGCTATTATCTTCCCTGCAAAGGTCGTCAATACACTTGTAAGCAGTTTGCCCCACATTTAAAGCTCCTTAACTGCGCTATACGCCATCCACGAACAGATGATGATTGTGCCTAATATGACTATCGGTCTAATGGTTTCTGCCACCCTACACACATAGCTATAATCAAAATCGAAACTGCCCAATGCGCCAAGCTGAAACGATGCGGGAGCGGGACACTGCCCATTTGTGCTGAAATAGTCTATCGGTTTGAGACTGCCCAAATCTATTTGGTTTTCGGGTATCTGTACGTCTTCATAATCTGATTCGCCCAAATCCGCACATGCCGCTATATTCGGAAATACTTGACAGAGCAAACCTTGCTGGTTCTCGTTCTGCCTGTTTGCCTGATTCTGCCCCTGCTGTCCTGTCGGTTCGGTCGGTGTGATGGGGTTATTAGGTGTCGTGGGTGTGTTGGGGCTGTCTGGATTGTTCGGCGTGGTCGGTTTGATGGGGTTATCCTGTCCTTTGTTCGGCGTCGGTATTATTTCGCTACGGATCGGCGCGAGTGTGGAATTTGGTTTCAAATCGGGTCTCGGAATGATAGATGTCGTAACAGAACCGTCGGCATTTATCTGAAACCGTGTCTGTTGTGGTGTATTGCTGCCCTCCGGGGTGTAGGGTGCGGAATCTGCGGTTACGGGCCTGAACTGATTGGATTCGGTGGACTTTTCTACGGCGTCTCCTATACGGGACAACTGCTTCATCAGTTCTTCATGGTTAGTCTGTTGGTTGTTCAACATGCGGGCCAAAATTTCTTTTATGTCTTGCTGGTTTAGCGTCATGTCTTTTATAGTTTGCTCTTTTTCGGCAGGCGTTTGACCTGATACCAATGCACGGGCTTTCTTTAAATCGGCGTCATTCGTTATTGGGGTGTAATACACACCTGAGACCCTTTCATATCCTTCAGGTAGCTTGCCGCCTTTATACCAATATTTTGCATAATCAATATTAGACCAGTTATAAATTCCGTTGTATTTATCGATTTGCCAACTAAAACCTTCAATAGGAAGTTTTGGATTGATATTAGAAGCCGAGCCGATGTCAATACGCCTCAAATAAAGCTGCGAGTAGCTGCCGTCTTTGTTCTTCGAGGCTTCGGCAAGCAGTTTGCCCGATGTATTCCATCCTTCAGCCTGCTTCGCCGCGGCAGCTGTGCCTTCGGCTGCTTTTTTGGCTGCGGCGTAGCCTAAAGCACCACCTAAGTTGCCTTGTCGTTCTGCTTGGGCTTGGGCAGTTGCGGCTTGTTGAGCGGCTTGAGTTAATTGTCCTGATGATGGTTCAGACGGTAAAGTGCCTAAACCTCTACCTACAGCCCTAGATATTTCACCCAATCCCCCATCTAAAATCCCATCTAAAAAAGCACCCGCCGCCATAGCTGCATTATGTGCAGCAGTACCATAATTACCATTTTTCAATCCCCTTGTAGCATTTTCTATATAAGGAGCAGAATATTTCATCCCCCTACCAACAAAATTAGCAGCAATCGCACCATTAGCGACAGTAGCTAGCTTCGAAGACGACACACTCTGCGTCTGCGTTGTGTGCATAACACCCTTTTCCCCGTATTTACCCGTTACTGTAACGGTCTTACCCTGCGTCCCTTTAATCGTCCCGCCATCTTTTGTTACTGTCGGTCTTCCGTTGTTTTGGCTTTGCACGCGCCATACGCCCGTTTTGGGGTTGTAGCCCTTCTGTTCTAGGGCTTTCTCGGACGGGAAGCCCGAACTTTGGTGTTGTGCCGGCGGTGGCAACCCGACGTCTGCAAACGCCGTCAGCGGTACTATCGTATTGCCCGCGCTAAAACATAAAAGCACAGCGCAACGCAAAGGCGCGGCAGCAAACCCAATAAAAATTCCGCTTCGTTTGTCATTCTTCATTATCTCTTTCACCAATCATCGATACTGCTTTTACTATTACGACAACCGTTAAAACGACTGCCATAGCCGCCATCAAGGCCGTCCCCATTTCCCTTCCTGCTTCGCGATAAGCGCCGTAATCGCATTCGGGGAAAGACAGTTTTACGCTCTGTTCGTGATATACCCAGTTCTTCCCATTAAAAACGGGGTGATGTAGCACCCCGTCTTTGTCTATCGTCGGTACGACTTGGGTCATCACTTCGTTCGTTGCTTCCTCTGCCGTCTTAAAACAGATGCTTCCGACTTGATAACCCATATTCGTTAACCTACTGAGTTTGCACCGCGTTTGCCGATACGGACTAAGGCGAAGGCAATCGAAATGCCGACCACGATTGCGCCAATCGCCAATACGCCTTCTTTCAGACCGCCAATTTCGGTTTTGACGGTATCCAGCAAAGTGCCTTCAGCCATTGCGGGAGCTGACAACAGAGCTACGCACGAGGTTGCCAAAGCATATTTGGCTTTGTTTTTCAGTTTCATGATATTCATGATGTTTTCCTTTAGTGAGTTAAACAAAATTGAATAGGTGCTTTTGCTATTATTCAGACCGCACCTGTAGCCT